TATCTGAGCGACTGAAGTTCACCGTTGTCGGATACTAATAAAGCCATCTGAGTGGACTCCTAATGAACATGTGTTTCCTATGATTTATTTATAATGTTCCTTAATTATAGGATTAGTCTAAGGAACAATGAGCATTTTTGAATGCCCGTACAAGAGACAACGCTAAAATCTAAAATATCACCAGCAACAACGTCGGTAGTCCAAGTGGACAATGACTCGTCTCTGTTTTTCTTTTGTGTTGACAACCGTGGATACTCAGATCCTACAATGGAAGTCAAACTATCTGGATAAGTATCATACTTATCCTTCTTTATATCTATAACAATTGAACCTTCGTTCTCTGAAACCAAGGTCCAGGATTCAATTCTACCAGATACATCAAGACCAAGAGATCCCTTTACTCCAGAAGTAATATCATTTGAACCATTATCAAGAACAAAATTAATTGTTCTAGTTAGGTCCGCAACTGTCCTGAGCGCAACACCAAAAAATTCACTGCCCGCTGCAGGTGGGTTTGTAAAAATAATCTGACTACCACTTACGTTATAGTCAACTCCTGGACTCTGAACTACATCATTAATAGATATGATTAAACCTTGAGCATTGACAGGGGTATAAGGTTCCCCATCAACATAAAGATCAAAAGTAGTTTTTGTACCATCAAACTGAGATGCAATACTATCAAGAATTAAATTCTGATACTGTACACTCTTTGATGGGATCTCATAATTTACACCAATATTATAATCTGGTGTACCAATACTGGCGTCCTGATCATCATCTAACGTGATTATGTAATCTGCCATTAGAAGCTAACTCCTGGTTGTACTAAGACCATACCAGCGACAACCTTTGTCTTGGTTCCATTTGCAGAAGTTACAAATACATCATAGACATATCTGCCTTCTGCCAAAGTTCCAGTGACAGCATCCGTCATGCTAAGTCTCAATCTACCCTGAGATCTATCAACAAAAGTGACATCAAAGTCATACTTTTTTGTCGCAGTATAATGCTTCCGCATCTCACTGGATGCAGTATAACCAAGGAGATTGAGAGGAGACTGATCTTTATTCCTTACAGTAAAGTTTACTTGGAAGTCTGTTCCCTGCTCTAGGGTCAGATTCAATGGTACTGCTGCCATTATAATCTACACTGGGTTTCATATATTTATAAACTATCCTCTATACCGTCCTGGCCAAGTTAATTGCATACCAGCAATAAGAAGTCCCATGAAGACCGTTACAAAAAATACACTCATGCTGGATAATCCCAATTAGTTATCTCTTCCGTTTTGGACTGGGGTCCCCAGCCACTTGTGTATAGATAAGGAATAGTAAGAATGGGGCAAGATTCCCCAGTACAGAGAAGATCATCAACGATTCTCCAGGACTCCATGACCTCATCTGCATGGACAAAGTTAGACTGGTTACCGTTGATAGAATCAAAAAGAAGTTTCTCGTAGCCATCGACCCCCAACCAATCAGGATATCTATGTGTTAGTGTTGCTGGTTCAACTCCTTGACTCATACCTGGAGTCTTGATGTCCATCATAATGTCAAGGTGTGGATGTGGTTGTAAACGCATAACAATACGGTCATTAACCTCACCCTCAAATAGTTGTTGTGGTGGTGCCTTAAATTTAATTACAACCTCCACACATCCATAGGGCATCTTCTTGCCTGTCATGACGTTAAAAGGAACTCCCTCCCAACGCCAGTTATCAACGAATAAACTACCAGCAAAATAGGTAGGAGTACGACTGTCAGGATCAACCCCCTCTTCAGAACGATAGGTGTCATATTGTCCAAGAATAGCATTTGTACCCATTCTAGTGGCAGCAAGAACCTTTGTCTTCTCGCGTCTGATTTCCCTAGCATCCATTTTACAGGGTGCTTCCATAGCAATTAGTGCCAGGACTTGAAGAACATGATTCTGCAACATATCACGAACTGCACCTGCAGTATCATAATACTGAGCACGTCCATTACAATCTAAAGTTTCAGTAGCAAAAATCTGAACCTCGTCTACGTAATTGCGGTTCCATAGAGGTTCCAGCAGAATATTGCTAAACCGAGTAGCAAGTATATTATTAACAGTATCTTTGCCAAGATAATGGTCAATGCGATAGACTTGTTTTTCGCGTAGATATCGCTCAACCACAGACTGTAAATCACTAGCAGATTTATAATCGTGCCCAAAGGGTTTCTCAATAACCACACGGGATGTTTCTGGGTCGTCGAGTCTTCCTGCTTCTTTGAGATTGATGATAGCATTCGCATATCTTTCTGGCGGTACGGACAAGAAGTAAGTATTGTCATCTAGATAATCAGGAAGTCTAGAGAGACTATCAATATTGTCTAGATCTGCAGAGACATAATCTAAATGATGAAAAAACTCTTCTGGATAATCACCTAAAGATTCCTTCCACTGTTGTGGTGTTGGTTCACGTCTAGCACATCCAGTGATTACAAAATTTTCTGGGAGAAGATCTTTCTGCCAGAGTTTATACAATGCGGGAATTAATTTCCTCTTACACAAATCTCCAGTAGCACCGAAGATTACAATTCCTTTAGTGAGCACATCCATTCCCGTCATACTTGTCGCTGTCATAATACTTATTCTCTCCTTTTCTTATCCCAAAATACACTGTAGTAATCACAAACACTGGAGAGATCCATAAAAGTGCGTTTGCTAAGTTCATTTGATAACCTCCTCTTTTACTACCAAATCGCTTACATCTGGTGGGAATGGTTCACGATCCTTCTCTCTCACAGTTAGATGATCAGGGTCAAGAATTCTCATTGCCTCTGCAAGTTCTTGGAAGTGTTGGATCTCATCATTCATGATTCTCCAAATATCCTTATCATTATAGTCCACATGTGCAAGATAATCTGCATATGTTTCTGCTGCGTGCATCTCTATTTCGTATGAGAGATGGTAAGCAGCGCGAGGAGATACCCAATAATAAACCACGTTGATCCAATAATAGACAAGTACGAGGTGTCTGGCAAAAAAGCGATCAATCCAATAAGAATTACCGCCCCGAGTTTCCATATACTCCAGATGTTCTGTTTCATTGACCGCCTGCTCAAAGTGTTCTTTCATCAAATAAATATGCCACTGACCACGTAAACCTAGAGATTCACGCAAATGAAGCACACTCAAAAAAGCAAAATAGGGTGCCCGAGCAATCTCCTCAAGCACCCAGAATCTTTGGAAGTGTCTACCCCTGTAAAGGTAATCAATGATTGCAATAGTAAAACCTAATATGAACGTATTAATTTTTCTCATAGTAAGTGTTCTATGCGAACCTATACTATATTAGATAGTTTTAAATGCCCGTCAACTTAGGTGTCAGGATTTACAAACATCGCTTTATATAGAGTATTAAAACTAATCACACATCGTTCACCACACTCTGCATCTGTCTCATGCTCCAACCAGCTAGGGAACAAAAGAAGATTCCCTGGTTGCACATTAATCTGAACTCCAGAACTTGCATATTGAGAAATAAAAATCGAATACAAGTCATTCATCTTATATGGTTTTAGTGGACTTTGGAATCTAAGAGGAACAGTGTTTTCATCCGTCCTCACATAAAAAGCACCACTAAGAACACTACCCTCATGTCGATGCAAGGTTACTTTATCACCTTTCCTCATTTGATTATACCAAGCACCAGTTATCTCTAGTTCTTGAAGACATGTGGCATCAGTATAATCTTTAATACAAGCCAAAATCTCTGCTCTGAGATGAACAAGATCAGGATCATGTAAGATGTTACTCTCTTGCCCAAAACTAGAATCAGATTCCTCAAGCAAAAAATGAGGTGCAGATACATACTCTGTGATTTTGCTATACACAAAATCTAAATCAATATCAATCTCATATGCGCCGACAGGTGTCGGGAATAGTGGGACGATATTATCACTCATGATGCTGCTTTAGATCTGGATTTGGTTGAGAAGGGACGATAGGATTGCGATCAAGATTCTTAATCACGATAAATGCATCCTTGTTATACTTGCGAGTTCCTTTGACAGGTGCCCACTTGGTTCCAGCACCATCAATCTCATAGACTGAAGTACCACCAATCTCTACAGCAACATTGTCATAGCAATCCCACCCAAGTTCGGCAATTACATCATACAGTTTGCTAACAACACCTTGATTACAAACTGCGATTGCCTTACGCTTTGCTGCTAGATGATTCTCTAGTTGAGCTTCAGATTCTGCCATAACTTTTTCATCTGGGTCAAGTGATCCGTGCATAAAAAAAGAGGGTGTTAACCCTCTCAGTATATCACAGAGCGTTGCCTCGTGGCAAGACTTCTTCTGGGAATACAAATGATTCATGTGGTTGGTCAACTGGTGCCATCCAGGCACGTAGACCTTCATTCAATAGGATGTTCTTGGTGTAGAACGTCTCGAACTCTGGGTCTTCTGCTGCTCTGATCTCTTGGGATACAAAGTCATAAGCGCGAAGGTTGAGAGCAAGACCAATAATACCGATGGAACTTGTCCAAAGACCCATAACAGGAACAAACAGCATAAAGAAATGCAACCACCTCTTATTGCTAAACGCAATACCGAAGATCTGAGACCAGA